TATAATACAAATCTAGCAAATACCTCTGAATTGGTCTCAACATTGGTTCAGAATAATGTCACAAAGTACGCTGAATCAACTGAGTTAAATAAGTATGGAGCGAGGTTTAAGTATAGTAAATTCTTAAAGGTGATTGATGATAGTCATGAATCTGTAACATCGAATATTACAACTATTCAGATGAGACGTGATTTAAGAGTAACATTAAACGCTTTGGTTGAATATCAAATTGGTTTTGGAAATTCTTTCTATATTAAGAGAATGAGTGGATACAATATTAAAACTTCTGCATTTAGAGTTGATGGTATTGGAACCGATGTTTATATTTCAGATATACCGAACTCAGATAGAGAAACGGGTGAATTATTCTTATTCTCTGTACCATCTATAAATTCCACAAGTCCCACTATCCTTAGAAGAAATATTGGAACAATTGATTACAAGAGAGGTGTATTAACATTAAATCCGATAAACGTTTTATCAGGAAAAACAAAAACTGGTCAAACAATTATCGAAATCTCTGGTTCTCCTGTTTCAAATGATGTGGTTGGATTACAAGATCTCTATTTACAATTAGATATTGCAAATAGTAATTTTGAAACAGTGACGGATGAAATTGCTTCTGGCGTTGATCCCTCAGCGTCTAACTACATTGTATCTTCGAGTTATGCAAACGGTGTTCTGGTACGTCCTGGTGGTAGAGGTAGCGTTCCAGTCTCTACAACAACTACTACCACCACAGCAACTGGAAATACAACCCTTTCAACAGTAAGGGGAACTACACAAACACCAGCAACAACCACAACTACATCCACAACTACATCTACACCATCCTCCGGTGGAGGTTCTACCCCGTCTGGTGGCGGCGGTGGCGGCGGTTACAGTTACTAATAGTATCATCGAATAATGTCAGAAAAAAGAGTTCAGTTTAATAACATCGTTCAGAACCAACTTCCTAATTATGTTAGGGATGAGTTTCCACTTATTTCTGATTTCTTAAAGTCATATTATCAGGGACTTGAATTTCAAGGTGCTCCTATTGATTTAATTCAGAATATTGATCGATACATTAAACTTGATGAAACAACTGGACTGGCTGAGTCTGTTATCTTATTGGATGATATAACTTCTTTTGATACAACAATAACTGTTGACTTTAGAAAGTCTCCAACAGGAACTGATGGGTTTCCTGATTCTTATGGACTGCTTAGAATTGGCAGTGAAATCATAACTTACACTGGAAAAACTGACAACACTTTTACTGGATGTGTTAGAGGATTTTCTGGAATTACTTCATATAAGCAAGAAGCAAATCCAGAAAATTTAGTATTTGAGACATCTACTAGACAAACTCATAAAGCAGGTGTTGAAATTGAGAATTTAAGCAATCTGTTTTTAAAAGAATTTTTAGCAAAGACAAAACGTCAGTTTTTACCACTTCTAGATGAAAGACCTCTTTCTGAGGATTTAAATCAAAACTTATTCATTAAACAATCTAAAGATTTTTATCTGAGCAGAGGAACAGATAGATCTTTTGAGATTTTGTTTAGAGCATTATATAATACAGACGTAACTGTAGTAAAACCAAGAGATTTTCTTTTTACACCATCAAACTCTGATTTTAGAGTTACAAATGATTTGGTTGTAGAAGCTGTAGACGGAGATCCCCTTGACTTAGATCAGGCAACTCTTTTTCAAGAAGATTATCCTGATGCTGGTCTAGTTAAAGCATATGCACCTATCACTTCAGTAGAAAAACTTCAGGTATTTCAGGTAGGAGCGGCAAAAAGTTTTTATAAGTTAAGTCTTGACGGTGGATATGATAGAGACGTTGAAGTTCAGGGTGCGATCCGTGGAGCATTTGGTATTCACCCTAAAACTAGAGTAATTGGACAAGTAGGATCAGGTGCAAGTATTCTATACGTTGATTCTACAGTTGGTTTTGGAACAACTGGTGAATTATCTGTAACCTATAGCGATACAACCACTGGAGTTGTATCTTATACCTCAAAGAACCTTACTCAATTCTTTGGTTGTTCTAATGTAACTGGAACAATCACTGATGGAGAACCTGTTGGTATTAATACTTTTGCATATGGAAGATCTTTTGTTAATCAGAATGAAACCATTAGAGTTAGAATTAATGCAGTTCTGAGTGATTTTGTATATCCAGAAGATACGAAGAATTTCAGAGATGGTGATATTGCAAGAATTAAAACCCTTGGTAATGATAAAGATACTTTTGTTTTTAATAATTGGTTCTACAATTACTCATCAGATCATTTAGTCAATTCTATTGAACTGATAGATTCTTCTGATAACAGTTACAAATTAGAATTAAATCAAAAACATTTCTTTAAAGATGGCGATAAAATTAGTGTAACTGCACTAAAAGGAATCACCATGATTGGTGGTGTGGTATACAGAGTTAATTCTGACACATCGATTTCGATAAAAGGTTCCGGTCCTTTAAATCTTGAAACAACATACTCTCTGACAAGACAAATATTAAAGGGAGATGCTACTAACTTTGGTTCGGCTCAATTATACCAAGCAAACGTACAAGGTGTTTATGATAATGAGGATAATTTCCTTGTAGCATCTTCATCCATACCCTCATATGGTGGAGCAAGACTTAATGCTAGTGACAGATCTGTAACTTTCTCTGGAACATTCTTAGGAGAAGAGTTAGCGATTACTCCTGGAGCAAAACACAACTTTTATTCTGGAGATCCCGTTTATTACTCTGCAGGAATTACTACAGAAAAATATGTTGACTATCGTGGACGACCTGCTGTAAGAGAAATTAGAAAACAATCCTTAGGTTCTAATTTCCCAGATGGATTATACTATGTCAAGAGATTATCTGATACAAGTATTAAACTAGCAAAGAGTAGAAATGATGTTTATAATGAAAAATTTGTATCTGTAGAAAGTCAAGTTACAGTAGATGGTAATACATTAAAACCATATCAATTCCAGGGTAAAGAATTAAATTCACAAAAACTTATAAGAGAAATTCCAAAAACTGCTCAGCATACTGGTAAGTTAACCATGACTGAGCCAGGATTTAATGGAATTTTCATTAATGGTGTTGAAATTTTAAATTATAAAGCACCAGACGTTGTTTACTATGGTCAAATTGATGAAGTTGAAGTTCTTGCTCCTGGAGAAGATTTTGATATTATTGATCCTCCACAATTGCTGATCAGTGACAGTGTTGGAACTGGTGCTACTGGAAATATTGCAGTTTCTGGTTCTTTAGAATCTATTAGAGTTTTAGACCCTGGATTTGATTATGATGAAACTCCTGTAGTTAGTATTACTGGTGGTAACGGTTCTGGTGCTTCAGCTGAAGCAAACATGAAGACAATTGATTATTCAATTCAGTTTTTCTCTGGAGCGGCATCAAATAAAGTCACATTGGGTGCAGATGATTCTACTATCGGTTTTGCAACATTCCATAAACTGAGAAATGGTGAGCAAGTTATCTACAGAACTAATGGACAGACTGGTGTCGGTGGTTTGACTACCGATGCAAAGTATTTTGTAAGAACCACTGATAATGTAACAGTAACATTACACAATACTCTTGCTGATGTTATTTCAGGAATCAATACTGTAGTATTGACATCTCACGGTCTTGGTCCTCATAATTTACAGTCAGTAAGTCAAAAATTAGTCGTTGAATCAATTTCAGTTATTAGTAGTGGTGAAGGATATGAAAATAAAAAGAGATCTTGTGGTGTAACTGGTGTAAGTACTTCTCTCAATTGCATTAATATTAAAAACCACGATTATAAGTCTGGGGAAATAATCAAATATACCGCTGGTTCTTCTGCTATTGGTGGTTTGACTGATGGAAGTGAGTATTATGTAACTAAGTTAGATAATGATAAATTTAAATTAACTAATGTTGGTCTTACTACATCAACAAAAAGATATTTCTATAATACCAACCAATTTATCAATCTGACTTCAACAGGTGCTGGTACACATTCATTTAATTATCCAGATATTTCTGTCAGACTTACTGGACAGATCGGTATATCCTCCGTTGGATTAGAAACCTTTGAAGCAGAATTGCAACCAATTTTTAGAGGAGAAATTACATCCGTCAACTTGTCCAACAATGGTGTTGGATATGGTGCATCCGAAGTTCTGAACTTGGATAGATCTCCTTCGGTTATAGCAGTTCCTGGAGAAAGTGCCCAGTGTCAACCAATTATCAATGAAGGAAGAATAGAAGAAGTTCTTGTATTAAATCCCGGAAGACAGTATGTTTCTCCTCCAAATTTAGTAATTGATGGAGAGGGTCTTGGTGCTGTAATAGTCCCAGTGTTAAGTAATGGAACTATTACAGAAGTTAAAGTTTTAGAACCTGGTGCTGGATATGATCAGAACACAACAGTTGTTAATGTAGTTCATCCTGGAGATGGCGAAGTATTAAAAGCAAAACTACAAACATGGAGAGTTAATTTATTCCAGAAATATATCAATTCACTGAGTGATGATGATGGAGTTATTGAAACTGGAACCAATGAAGATTTTGGACTGCAATATTGTCACTTATATGCTCCAAGAAAATTAAGGCAGTTAACCTATTCTGTTGATGGAGATGGTAATCAATTATATGGAGAGTCTGACTTACAGATAAACGTTAATACAAAGCAAGAGAATGTCAATGACAACCACTCTCCAATCATTGGATGGGCATATGATGGACATCCAATTTACGGACCATATGGATATTCGACAAGATCTGGTGGTGCTGTCACCATCATGGAAACTGGATATACAGAAAAGTCAGATGCACCACAGAGACCGCCATTAACAACATGGCCTTCTGGTTTCTTCATTAATGACTTTGTTTATGAGAACAAAACTAGCGAAACTGTCCTTGACGAAAACAATGGAAGACATTGTGTCACTCCAGAGTATCCCAATGGAACTTATGCATACTTTGCTACCATAGCAAGTGATGAGGCAGATACTCAATCTCCATTTACTAATTTTAGAAGACCTAAGTTCCCATATTTGGTTGGTGAAAACTTCCATGCACAACCAAATGAATTTAACTTCCAAAAGGTATCAAACCAAGATGATTACCTGATTAATACTTCCGGGTACATAAAAAATACCGCGCCATTTAATTACTTTGATGGTAAAGACGTTAAGTATAAGTATCTTGCTTTACCAGCAGATTTAACTCAGAAAGTTGAGATTACAAATGCAGCAAGAGGTTCGGTAGATAGTATTGGTATTGTAACTGGTGGAATTAATTACAAGGTTGGTGACCCCGTTGTATTTAATGATGCCGAAACAGGCGGTGCAGGCGTTTCTGCGAAGGTCTCACACGTCTTAGGCAAACCAGTTGAAAGTGTAAGTGTTGCCACTAGTTCTATAGAAAATGTAGAATTC